GGAGATGTATAACGATAGGGTGAAGGTTAAAAAGAAAATGATTATTGCTCAGCAGGAAATGGAGAAAACAAAAGACCATGCTGATAGATTTATATTATACAAAAAGATTGCGGGGTATCATACCAAACAAATTAATCTCAAGATTTCACTCAACTCTGCTTATGGTGCATTTGGTAATCAATACTTTAGATACTATGACAGGCGATTGGCAGAGGCAGTTACTCTATCAGGGCAATTGGCGATTCGTTGGATTGAGCGAGACTTAAACAAATATCTAAACGAATTGCTCAAGCCGGAAGAACATAAAGATTATATTCTTGCTGTTGATACAGATTCGGTTTATGTTTCTCTTAATGATTTGGTTAAGAAAGTATTTGATGATGATTCTGATACAGAAAAGGTGATTGACTTTTTGGATAAAGTTTGTGATGGCGAGATTCAAAAAGTGATTGATAGTTCATATTCAAGATTGAGGGAATATACAAAAGCACCAAATCAAAAAATGATTATGAAGAGAGAGATTCTGGCTGACAAAGGAATTTGGACTGCTAAGAAAAGATATATTCTAAATGTTCATGATACAGAAGGTGTAAGATATAAAACTCCCAAACTCAAGATTATGGGAATTGAAGCAATTCGTTCTTCAACTCCGGCAGCTTGTAGGGAGAAGTTAAAGGAATTATTTAAATTAATCATGAATACAGATGAAGAAACAATAATTGACTTTATTGATACTTTTCGGAAAGAGTTTAAGGGACTTCCGGCTGAAGATGTTTCGTTTCCTAGACAAGTTTCTGATTTGAGAAAATATCAAGATAGTAATTCTTTGTATACCAAAGGAACTCCGATACACGTTAAGGGTGCATTGATACATAATCATTTATTGAGGGATAAGAAATTGACTAGGAGGTATCCTTTGATTAATGATGGTGAGAAGATTAAATTTTCGTATCTCAAGAAACCAAATCCAACAGGTGATATGGTGATTGCAATAAATGGCACACTTCCGAAAGAGTTTGAATTGGAAAAGTATATTGATTATGATATGCAATTTGAGAAATCGTTTGTTCAACCAGTCAAATCAATATTGGATAGTATTGGTTGGCAGATAGAACGCAAATCCACATTAGAGAGTTTTTTTTAATGGGAACAAAAGTTATGTGGATAAAGAAATCGCATGAGCAATTACAGGATGAGAAACAAAGCTATGCTCAAACATCCGGTAAAAAGTACGCATATCCAGATGACAATACTAAATGGAATATGAGGTATTTTGGAACGTGGAAAGAAGCAGTGAACTTTACGAGGAGTATTAATAAGAATAATGAATATTACATGAAAATGGAAATGGAGTATTGATGAGTGAATATTTTGATAATTTATTAAAAGCAACCGGCAATGAATATGGTTCAAAAGTTTCGGATGGAATCGAAGCAGGCGATGTATCTACATATGTAGATACGGGTAGTTATATTCTTAATGCATTAATTTCAGGAGATATTTATGGAGGAATCCCTTCAAACAAAATTACAGCATTGGCAGGAGAAACTGCTACAGGAAAGACCTTTTTTGTCTTGGGCATTGTCAAACAGTTTCTTGCAGATAATCCTAGCGGTGGTGTTCTTTATTTTGAGTCTGAATCTGCTCTCACTAAGCAGATGATAGAAGATAGGGGAATTGATTCTTCACGAATGATAATTCTCCCTGTCGCCACAATTCAAGAATTTACACATCAAGCATTAAAGGTAGTGGAAAGTCATTCAGAAGGACAAGAAGAGCGTCCATTGTTGATGTGTTTAGATTCTCTTGGAATGCTATCTACTACTAAAGAAGTGACCGATATTTCAGATGGTAAAGAAACCAAAGATATGACACGGGCACAGCTAGTCAAAGGATCTTTCCGAGTATTAACACTCAAGTTAGGCAAAGCAGGTATTCCATTATTAGTGACTAATCATACATACAAACAAATGGGTACAATGTTTCCAACTGATGTAATGGGTGGTGGTAGTGGATTACAGTATGCTGCTTCAACTATTATATTTCTTTCCAAGAGAAAAGAAAAAGAAGGAACTGATGTTGTAGGAAATGTAATTCATTGTAAAAATTTCAAATCTAGATTGACTAAAGAAAACAAAAAAGTTGATGTACTTTTACGATATGATCAAGGATTGAATAGATATTACGGACTCATTGAGTTAGCAGAAGACGCAGGAATCTTTACCAAAGTATCTACAAGATATGAGATGCCAGATGGTTCTAAGGTGTTTGGTAAAGCAATTTTAAGTGATCCTGAAAAGTATTTTACACCAGAAATTCTTGATAAGTTAAATGATCATGCCAAGAAAGTTTTTCTTTATGGTTTTATAAATGAAGAAGAGGATGAAAATGGAGAGCCATAAAGGGAAATATGAAATAACCCAAAATCCGGAAGTCTCAAACGACACTTCTTTGTGTATATATTTGAAGGAAGGTCCATTTACTGGTTGTACAATAAAGTATGGTAAGTTTAAATTTAAAGAAGGAAAAAATGAGGATGAAACGGTTACTGCCAAATATGAATATGAATTTGTTGATGTTCCTCAATCGGTAGCAGAACAAGAGTTTTCAGATGAAGTGGGTGAAGAGTTTGAAAAGTTTATAGGTGAGATCCTTATTGAATATTTAAATGAACAAATGAAAGCAGAACAGGAATACAAAGATGATGAAGGAAGAACGGTTAGAAAATACAATTTTACGAAACCTCCTGACAAATGAGAAATATACTCGTAAGGTGTTACCGTTTTTAAAAGAGAGTTATTTTACACAAGACGCTGAGAAGATTGTATTTGAACAGATAAGAAGTTATGTAGATAAGTATAACAACCTCCCCACAAAAGAAGCATTGGTTATTGACCTTGGTGATAAGAAGGGAATAACCGAAGAAGAATTCAACTCTTCTTCAAATCTTTTAAATCAAGTATTAGAAAATCAAGAGGAAACAGACAATGACTGGTTACTGGACTCGACTGAAAGATTTTGTCAAGACAAGGCAGTTTATAATGCAGTCATGGAATCCATTCAGATCCTTGACGAGACAGCCAAGAGTAACAAGGATAACAAGGATAAGGGAGCCATCCCAGAAATACTTACGGACGCCTTGGCTATTAATTTTGATACCCATATCGGCCATGATTATCTTGATGATAGTGACTCTCGCTTTGATTTCTATCATAAGAAAGAGGAAAGAACGCCCTTCGACTTGGAATACTTCAATCGAATCACAAAAAACGGAATACCCAACAAAACATTAAATGTCGCACTTGCTGGAACAGGTGTTGGTAAATCTTTGTTTATGTGTCACATGGCAGGAGCGTGTCTTTCACAGGGAAACAATGTTTTGTATATTACTTTGGAGATGGCGGAGGAACGGATTGCAGAAAGAATAGATGCAAATTTATTGAATACTGCACTTGATGATTTGAGAAAACTTCCTAAAACTCTGTTTAATAATAAGATTGAAAAGTTAAGAAAAAAGATTGAGGGCAAGTTAATCATTAAAGAATATCCAACTGCAACAGCAAATTGTAATCATTTTAAAGCATTGTTAGGGGAACTGAAAATAAAGAAGAATTTTGTCCCTAAGATAATTTTTATTGATTATTTGAATTTATGTACTTCTTCAAGATTTAGACAGGGTGGAAACTTCAACTCATATTCTTACATTAAATCTATTGCTGAAGAAATGAGAGGAATGGCGGTTGAACATAATTTACCGATAATGACTGCTACTCAAGTAAATCGTCAGGGGTTTGTTTCTACTGATATTGGATTAGAGGATACGAGTGAGAGTTTCGGACTTCCAGCAACTGCTGACTTTATGTTTGCTTTAATGACTACGGAAAAGTTAGAACAGTTAAATCAAATTAAAGTAAAACAGTTGAAGAACAGATACAACGATCCTACATATCATAGAAATTTTATAGTCGGTGTTGACAGAAGTAAAATGAAACTGTATGATGTTGAAGAAGAAGCACAAGAAGATTTAATAGATGAGGAATCTGAAAGTAGAACTGAGGATAGATCTTCTAAAATGTGGCAAGAGTTCAGTAAACAAAAGAAAGAAAGAGATTTTACTGATTGGGATGTAGAAGGAAAATGAATGCCAATATATGAATATAAATGTGAAAATTGTGGGTATGAATTTGAAGAAATGCTCCATTTTTCAGAAAGAGATGTTCCGATAAACACTCCATGTCCTTTTCCCACATGTTGTGGAAAGGTTCATTTGAAAATGAGTTTAGGAAGTTTTCAACTAAAAGGTGACGGATGGTATAAAGATGGATACGAAAGAAAAAGAACGGATAGATCAGGAGCTGGAGGATCAGGGGGTGACGGTAAAGGAACGCCCGAGCCCCAAATTAAAACAGAAACATAAGCTGAAGCCTCCGAATAATTATCAAGTTATATTTCATAATGATAATTATACGCCGATGGAGTTTGTGGTGTGGGTTTTACTGAAAGTTTTTCATCACCCGGCTGATCGTGCTCAGGCGATTATGTGGGATGTTCATAAAAAAGGAACTGGTGTTGCAGGTGTCTATACCTTTCAAATTGCAGAACAAAGAGTATTTGATTCGATGGCGTTGGCAAAAGAAAAGGGATTTCCTTTAATGGTTACAGCAGAAGAAGTATGAGTGTTTATGATTTTGATTATTATTTTCAGAAACGAAAAGCCGGTGAGTTTCCTCCCACTGGTAGACAAAGATGGCGCACTGAAGTCAAGCAATCACGAGGAAAAAGTTCTTCCCCTCCAGTAAATAAACTTGAAGTCGGTGAGTGTTATATTAATCCCGGAATAGGGGTTTGTATTCATGTTATTGAAATGACAAGTGAAAGTAAAGTTTATCAAGAACAACCAATATACATAATAGAAGCTTCCGATTCAGTCGGTGATTTCTGGGCTATGTATGCAGATGATGAACGAATAAATGAATGGCATTTGTGTACTGTTGAAGTTTTTATGCATTCCCTTCACAAAAATACCCCTCCAGAAGTAAGTTGATTCCCCACATTTATAAATATAGTAACTACTAGTATGGAGAAATGTGTCTTATGAAAACCCTTAGAGAACTAAAATACGACTTATTGTTTGAGCAAAATCTTTATCGTAAGTATCTTGATGACTACAAAAAGATAGAAGACGGTGAAGAAATTGTGAAAGCAATAGAAACCTCTGGTGTCAAGAGATTTAAGGACATGAAAACTGGTAAAGAATATGTTATTCGTAAGTCCGGAGCCAGATTTGGTTATAAGAAGAATGAACAGGGGCAAATTGAGGTTGATAAAGATGCATTTTCTCAAGGATCAACAGGTCCGGATGGAAAAACATATGATAAAGATACAGAAGATGCTGGTGGTCAAGCACAACAAGAACCTACCAAAGAACCACAACCAGATCAACAACCACCTGAAGAACCACGGCCAGGCCAACCACCACCCAAAGAACCAAAACCAGATCAACAACCACCACCTGAAAAGGATGTAGCACAAGAACCAAAGGATGAACCGGGAAAAGAACCAAAAGATACTAAAACAGAACCAGAGCCGGAAGAGGCACCTGAAGTAACTCAGAACAGAGATGCCGATAATAAAAAAGCAGATAATGCTTTAGAGGGAAAAACAACAGAGGCCGGTATTGGAGCGGGTGTCTTGACATCTCAAGCAGGCGAAACACTTACACATAAAGCTCTCCGTATGATGAAAGAAGGTTCAACGCTTGAAGAGATTGAATCTTATATGAATGAGAAGGTTAGTCAAGAAGGACATCCGTTGAATAGTAAAACGGGAAAGGAATGGGTAGGTGCTGGTATTGCATGTGCTACATTAGTTTCTGACAAATATGGAATTGATAATATAGAGGAAATTGTTTGGGATACTGATGAGGGTAGAGCATTGATAGGCACTGAGGGACATGGAACTTCCGCTGATATTTTTGTAAAATTGAAAGATGGAACTAGAGTTGGTATTAGTTTAAAAAAATCACCTAAAGTTTTTATTCATAATGGTGGATTTGATAAAGCAATGAAAAGTATGGCAACAGGTATGAGAGATAGGGGAGTTCCCGAAGAAATTGTTAAAAGGTTTGAGGAAGAAACATCTGCAACTCATCATAAAGAAGATTTAATAAAAACTTATACTGATAAAGATAGGCAGAAAAAATTTCTAAAGGTAGCAGGTGAAACTATAACAAATATACAAAAAGATGGTGATTTGGCAAAGGAAATATTAGGAAAGAATTGGAACGACCCTCAAGGAACGAAAAAAGACAAACTAAGTTATGTGGAGTTGGTTCCTGTAGTTTTCAAAAAACTTTCTGAGGGGAAAAAGTTAAGTGGAAATGAGATTAAGGTTTTAGCTCGTATAGCAAAATATCATCAAAATGATTCTGATATGCATAAAGAACTTAGATCGGCGGATTATCGTTTAACTAAACGGATGTTAGAAACTTTTGAAAAAGACCCTGAGATAGAATCTGTTATGAAAGATGAAGTTTTGAATGGTATTCATATAGAAAGTATTTTAGGAACTCGCCACACTGGTAATTTAGATAGTTTTATCACTGCTTATGGGGTTGAACCGGATGGAGCTGAACTTAGTAAAGAAAAACTAACAAAAATGTTTGGTGAAAAATCTGAAAGGTTACTCAACGAAGATATTGTAGAGTTTCATAATATTACTGACCCAAAACTAAAAAGAAAAAAGAGAACAGAGTTATTAGATGAACTTAAAAGTCATATAAAAGTTGATTATGAGGATGGAGCAAAGGATGGTATTATTAAAATAGTTCAGGAATATCAGGATGAAGATGGAAAAACACAAACAACGGAATATCCACTTTTCTCCTTGGCAAATAGAGCGAGGGGAATAGGAAATGCACCAGTTTTTGAAATGTATCAAACTCCATTCTTGGCAAACTCTTTGATGCATGGACTTGATGTAAATAAATGGCCCGAACCACAAAGGGGGAAGTGGTTTGATGATGAAATTAAATCAGCAAAGGATGATCTAAAAGATGCAGATGGAGATACAGAGATGGAAGCTGCTATCAAAGAAAAAATTCAAAAATTACAAAAAGAAAAAATGAATGAGGAAACCATGTATACATTTGCTGAGTTTTTAGCAGAAGAAGAAGTGGAATTGGATGAAAAGCGTAAACCACTTACACTTGCTCAAAGAAATAAAAAGAAAATGTCTTTCCGCCGGTCAAAGATGAAAAGAAAGATTTCTATGGAAAGAAACAAAAAAAAATTAGCGACCAAAGAAAAACTACAAACACGAACTGACAAAAAAGCAAGAATGAGAGTAATTGGTAAATTGTTTCCTGCACTCGCAAATAAGCCAAGAAGTGAGTGGTCAAACTCAGACAAAAAAAGAGCCGAACAAATTATTATAGACAATCAGTCTAAAATTAAAAAGTTTGCAAAGATAATGTATAAGGATGTGAGAAAAGCAGAGGTTGCAAGACTTGCAAAATATCGTGAGAACCGGGCAAAGATAACATGAGATTGTTTAGAGACTTTCTATTAACAGAACAAAAGAACCTACATTTAGAACACTTGGAGGATGAAGTTCTGAATGGAGGTGTAAATGGAACTCGCAGTGCCATTAATTTTCTTCAATCGTTGCGTGATATGCTGGCAGGATCTTCCAAGTCCAGAGTAGATGTGAGTGTAAAGTGGGATGGGGCACCAGCACTATTCGTTGGTATTAATCCTGAAAATGGAAAGTTCTTTGTTGGTTCTAAGAGTGTGTTTGGTAAGAATGCAAAATTGAATTATTCTATTAATGACGTTTCTGCTAATCACATGGGCGAATTGGCAGACAAACTCAAGGTAGCATTTGAGGTTTTTTCGCCTTTGAGATGGAATGGTATTTTTCAGGGTGATATGATGTTTCTGCCGAGACATTTAAAAAAGGAGACTATTGAAGATCGGCCGTATGTAACATTTCAACCGAATACTATAGTATATGCAGTTCCCTATAAATCAGCGGATTCGATTCTTTCAGCAAAAATGGGGGTAGTCTGGCATACTTCTTATTCAGGAAAAACGATGGAAGGCATGACTGCCAAATTCGGGGTCACGTTAAGCCAGATTCCAAAAACGAAAGAAGCATGGATGATGGATGCGACTTACAGGGATGTTTCGGGAACTGCAACCTTTAATAAAAAAGATACGATTACAATTACAAAGATTTTATCAAATGCAGGAAAGGTGTTTCAAAGTCTGAAACCGGCTGTATTATCTAGGATTGTAGAAGATGAACCAATAAGAACTTTGATTAAGACTTTCAATAATACGAAGGTTAAGAGTGGTGAGAAAATCAAGAATACGAGGCAACACACCAGAGGCGCGATTGCATTTGCATACGATAACCTGAAGAAAGACGTAGACAAGGTTAAGAGAGAACAGACAAAGAAAGCAAAACAGCAGGTGATGGATGAGAAGATGCAGTTTTTTCGTTCCAATTCAAGCCAGTTGGTTAAGATATTTGATATGCAAAATCTATTGGTTGATGCAAAGGAAATGATTATACGAAAGTTGGAAGGTGCCAAATCACTTGCTCAAACTTTCATTAAAACAGATAGAGGATTCAAAGTCACTGCTCCAGAAGGTTTTGTAGCAGTGGATAGGCTTGCAGGAAAAGCGGTTAAATTAGTAGATCGGATGGAATTTTCGATGCACAACTTTACAGCAGCAAAGGGATGGGACAAATGAAAACATTTAAAGAGTTAATGAAGACTGATGTTGAAGCAACTAGGATGCCAATGGAAGCACCATTTGTACTTGTAGACGGTGTTACAGGGCCAACTAGGATGCAGATACAGAAGCATTTTGATAAAGAAAAAGGATTATTGAGAGCAAGAATAACCGCTACTGAAAAAGCATTCAAGATTAGTAATATGAAAGTTGATGCAAAAGGAACGGTGCAATCATTCAAGGAAGAAGTTGAGATTGATGAAAAGAAATCTCATACTGGTTACGAACTGTATCACAAAGATTTTTCATCTGCAATGCAACACGCATACAAATTCGCAAAATCAAAAGGTCATGTTATAGACCCAAAAGAGATTGATGACAAGGTTGCTACAGGGCCAAAGAAACCATCAAGTGGAAAGACAAATCGTTATTCGTTGAAAGCAGGAAGAAAGAAAGTTGAAATTCAAGTTGCAAATCTAGACAACAAAAGATATGAATTGAACATGTATATTGAAGGACTTGAAGAACTATACAAAGATTACCCAGGCAAAGGACACCTTATGCCTGAGGATAGACCAAAGATTAAACCAAAAGATATTATATGGAGATCTAAGGTTCATCATTGGGATCAAGATGTAAGAAGTTCTAATACGAGACTTGTAATAGTAAAAAATAAAGGAAAATTTAGTATGTATGCAAAGAGTGACAAAAGTGGTGAAATAGTTTTTCATTTCGGTGATAAACCTACACTTGATGCCGCAAAGGAATTCGCATCCACCAGAAAATGGCAGCATAAGGAAGGAGTTGAGCTTGGTGAAATGAAATTTGAAGCCGGAAAAGTGTATCATCAAGATACAAGTGATGGAAAGATGTATTTTAAGGCTGTTGATCAACAAAAAAATAAAAGATGGAAGGGGTTGGTCTTAGATATAGGTCAGAAGAAACCTAAAAATGGTTCAGCAGATGAAAAACTACGATTTTGGAAAGCAACATCAGATAAGGATATACCAAAGGCGTTGAAAGAAGAAGTTCCCGCACATGCAAGGGTAATGGTAAAAAAGGGAGACAGTGCAAAAACAATTAAAAAGATGCACCCAGAGATTACTTATAATGAATTGAAAAGTATTATAGGGAAAAAAGAAGAAGTTGAGATTGATGAAGCGATCCCAAAATCTACATCGTATGGACTTGTAAAGATTGGAAAAAGAGTAAATCCACGAATCCCTCAACATTCTCCCGGCCAACTTATTCATGTCGCTAGTAAAAAAGAAGTAGAAAAAATGTTGAAAAAACTGAAAAAACTTGGTGGTGATGGTTACATCATGCAAGGTGTTACTATGAAGGTTGGAGATAAAGTCAAAGGAGTAAAAGAAGAAGTTGAAACAAGAAACGGCCCTCCCCAGATTAGGTTTATGTGGAAAAGGGATAAGCGTGTAACAGAATCAAATAAAGCAAAATCCTTGGCGGCTTTGAGGACTGCACTGGCAGTGGCCAAGTACAAGAAAGCTGGAGGAAAGATTGAGAAACAACCACCCGGTATTGCAAGGGGGGCTTTAAAGTTTCGTGGCAAGGGAGGAACGACTAGAGATGATGATGAAGAAAATAGAATTAATCGTGGTGTGATGTCATGGAAAAAACTAAGACATGGAAAAAAGAAGAAATGATAACGTTCAAACAATATTCTGATATAATATCTAAAATATCTAAGAAGTTAGATGTAACTAAGGATATTGCTACTGCCGCTCTTGTAAAAGCACAACAAAAGGGAATTAACCCCATAAAGTGGCAGAAGTATATAACAATATTGAATACCTTTGTAAAAATAATGATTAAAGCTGAACACGAACCGGTTGATGAAGCTAGATTTCAAAAAATTACAATAAAAGATAAAAGTGGGAAATCTCATACTCATGGTGCTGTAAGACTTAGACCTGGCGATACTCATGTTGCAATACAGCACTATGATGCCACACCAGCAACTAATTGGGCATCGGCTGTTAAAGCACATACTAATCTTTCTTTTGGTTCAATAGATAAGTTGACAAAAGTAATAAACCACGCAAAGAAAAAGTTTGGCCTAAAAAAAGTAGAAATTCAAAAAATAGATAAAAAACATCTAGAGAAAGAAGAACGTGATTACAAAGATGAATACAAGAAATTTCAATCTTCCAAGAAAATGAAAACATATCGTGTTGAACTAAACCGATATAACCGAAAGAAGGGCACATACGGAAACAAAGATAAAAAAGATGCATCACATAGGAATGGTAAGATTGTGGGATTTGAAGATGAGAATATTAATCGGGGTAGAGCAGAAAAGAGCAGACTCAAGGAAAGAGAAAAATGAAAACATTTAAAGAATATAGAATAGACAAGAAACTTGACAAGTACGTTAGTGATGAAATCAAGAAACGTAAACTTGCAAAATTTCCAGTTAATGCAACTGATGATATTAAAATGAGGATGAAACCTAACAAACCAGCATTCAAATTTCCTTCACCAAATAGTGATATGATGATTCATGTTTTCCTTAGACCAATGGAAGGAAAAAAAGGAATGAAAGCGTTTAATTATCAATTGGAAGACAAATGAAAGGTTACAATGGCTAAAAAGAAAGTAAAAGTTTCAAAAGAAGCGAGTGTGGGTAATGAAGATATTGGAGCAAGTGCAGAAACACATGCTGGAGCATCCGCAGAAGTTACAGACTCAAGTGTAAGTGCAGAGGCGGAAGTTGGTGTTGGTGTAGAAGCACACGCCGGAACTACAGTAGGCGGAGTTGATTTAGAAGCAGATGCATCCGTAGAAGCAACTGCTGGAGCATCAGCAGGTGCAGAGATTACTGATACAGATGTGAGTGCAGAAGCAGAGGTTGGTGCAGAAGTCAAAGCAGAAGTGAATGTTGGTGCAAGTGGTTCTATTGACACAGGAATAGGACGAGATATTGAAGTAGGAACTACTGCTGGTGCATACGCCGAAGCCCACGCAGGAGCAGAGGCAAGTGGTCAAATTGGATTACATGGTGCAGAGGGAAGTGCTGGTGCAACAGTTGGAACAAGTGTAGGTGTAGAATCTTCTTCTACAGTAGGAATTGATGAAGCTTCTGTAACTGGAACTGCTGGTGTTAGTGTAGGAGCACAAGTAGGAGCTGAAGTTGGTGGTGGTGCAACGATGGAAGATGGCCATATTACATTAGGAGTTGAGGGTGAAGTTGATTTAGGTGTCGGTGTAGAACTTGATTTGGAAGTTGATATTAATGCTGAACAAATCGCGGATGATGCAAAAAAAGTCGCCGCCGCTGCACAAGCAGAGTTAGAACAACATGAAAAAGACCTTGCGGAAGCGAAACGGAAGACCCTAGCTGCTGCAGCCAAAGTAAAAACACACGTACAAGAGGAAGCGAGAAAAGCCGCGGAAGAAACCAAACGTAGATTAGAGGAAGAACAACGTAAGATTGAAGAAGCAAAACGTAAGGTAGAAGAGAAAGCAGCAAAGGCCGCCAAGGATTTGAAGAAGAAGATCGAGGCCGCACAGAAAGCAAAAGCAATCAGACAAGCGAAAGAAGAAGCGGAGAGGGCAGTAAAAGAAGAGAAAAAGAGAATCGCAGCTGCTAAGAAGGCGGCAGAAAAAGCGGTGAAAGATAAAGCCGCGGCTGTGAAGAAAGCAGCGGACAAGAAAGCAAAACAAGCAAAGAAAAAGGTCACAAAGGTATTCAGTACGAAAAAGAAAAAGAAACATCATAAATGAAAACGTTTAAGGGATTTATATCTGAAGGATCAAGAGGTAGTTTTGATACTAAATCGTATATTTTTGACAAATATTTGTATCCAGCTTTAATTTTATCACCAACCGCATTAAAAAGAGTTTTTGGTAATCTTAATAAAATTAAAGCATGGCACGTTACAGAACAATATGAAATTGGTACGTTAGTTAGATTACAAGGAAAAAAATCATCTATTTCAGCATTAACAGAAATAAATCCATCCAAATCAAAACCATTTGAGGGAATGGAAACTGATGGTGGAGTTGTTGTTGAAGTAGAGGGTTTAGAATTATTGGCAGCTAGAGAAGATGCATGGTCAGAATTACTCGATGGTGGAAGAAGAGGAATTAATATTGATCCTAAATATTTTCCCAATTTATATAAAGATATGAGAGTAATGCTTGACCAAATAGCTGAAAAATATGGTAAAATAATAAGTAAATATGATGATTTTGAAGATACGTCATGGTATGATGATGTTGAAGATCATGGAGGAAAATTTTCAAATATGAGTAATTCTGAAAGCGAACGGGCATTTGAAGGTATAGGGGGGGATCTTACACAAAAA